TTAATCATCTTGACATCTGGTAGGGCGGTCATGGCCGGCGACCGCCCCATAATCTCACCGGTTGCTTTCAAGAAACGCGGAACCACATACGGCATCTCATTGAAGCCACCTTCAAGCATAATCATGCCCGTCTTCTTGCAAATATAGACGGATGAATATGGCATATTCTTGTTGTCAATCTTGGTGGAGTCCCGGTCTTCGTTTGGCAACACGATGTGCAAAATCTCAACCATGTCATCCGGGTTCTTCTCAAATGTCTTGCGGATGTGTTCGCTGACATTCTCCTCGCCAAACCTAGCAATGGCTTGGGATGCTGTGGACTCATACAGCCTGTAGACCGCATTTACCACGCCGAACCGGTCTTCGGTCACATAATATTCGGAAATATGCCTGGTGCTAAACCGCAAGTCACCATCTGACATTTCGCAGAACATACAGCCCGTGCCAAACACAACCAGGTCAACATACATCTCGTGTATTTCAGTCTCAAAGTTTGACTGATTAAACGCTTGAATCATGCGCATGCTGGTGTTTTGCAGCCATTCGCGCACATCATCGTCCCGGTTTATGTCGGAGTCCTTGATGTCCAGATGAAACCAAGGGGATGCGCCGGAGGTAAGCATGCCGTGTAGGCTGGAAGCCAGAAGGTCAACAGCTTGCAAAGCCGTGCCATCGTAAATCATTTCCATGCGTTTCTCGCCACGAGACCGCTTCTTTACGATGTCAGCCTTGCGGGGCAACATATAATCCGCAAGTTCTTGGTAATGCGTGTTCCAGTTGTCGCGCTTTGCTTTTAGTTCCTCAAAGCGTTTGACCAATATTTTAGCATGCTGTTCCATAATCAACCTAACAATGTTGGAGCCTGACCAGAGGCGGGAGCGTCATCTAAAAGCCCGCCAACAATCGTTGCAGTGCGCCCCCTGCGCCGAGAGCGTTGCATCCGCACTTGTTCTTCTGCCCGAGCCGCTGCGGCAGCTGCGTCTAGCTCCGGGGCTCCTGTTACGCCAGTAGTGGCCGGGGGTGGTGGTGCCGGTGGTGCTGCACCCATCATAGTTCTGGCGGGCTCGTCTTGGCCGGGACTCATTGCGCGTTCTGTGGCCGTTAAAGCGCGAGCCCTAATTACGCCGCCTCTTTCTTCAAACATAGGGAACTGGTCGCCAGTGCCCGTCATTCTATTAACCCTGGCAGCAATCGGATTGTAATCAGGGCGACCAACATAATCATCACCGCCAAAAACTCCAGCACCCCTTCTTACAACACCAACGGTCATGCCGCGTTCATCACGAACAGGAGTGCCGCCCCTTTCTAATGCTTTAATCATACTCTCCCTTGTCTGACCGCCAATGCCAGACTGAAGGGCTCCCAGCATCAAAGCCCCCGGAGCAAGGATGGGTCTTTCTTCTACCTCCTGCTCTATAACCTCACTTCTACGCTGTATGTTTTGGACTGAACGCTGCCTTTCCTGCTGGGCCTGCTTTCCGCTACCTATGCCAAACTCTATTGAATCAAATATGCTCATTTGTCTTTCCTAAAGCTGAAACGGATTGTAATCGTTGACTGCCATTTGTTGCGGAGGACGAACCATTCTTTGCCTATTCTCCAGCCCAGTAGCCAAATACCTAAACGCATCCGCAGCATGGCTCGTGAAATCATGACGCGGGTGGTCTCTAAAAACTTTTTTCCGTTCATCCCATTCCTGCCTGTATTGCCTCAACATGTCCAAGCCGGTAGCACACTTGTCGCGGTCAAAGTAACATTTCGGCACCAACATCCTTGCCGCGTTTATTCCGTCAGCTACCTTCATCCTAGGTATAACACGAAACTTGATTCCAAGCGAGTAGGCAGTTTCCAACCTACTTTTACCGGAGCCAAGTTCCCGCACCTCAATGTCGTGCGGTGCCAAATGGTCGCCGTAAGTGTAGTCCTTCTTATTCAGAACATCAGCGTAATGATTTAACCCCACGCCACTGCTCTCATAATAATCAATAACATTTACTGCCCCGCCGGGGAAGGTTTGCGCAAACCAGATGGCTGTGGAGTCGTTAATACCTAAATCCCAAGCTGTATGCACCGGGAGGGTCGGGTCGTAGGGAACGCGGCTAATGCGGCCTTGGTCGTCAGCATCCGCCAGCAGCTTTCCGTAATACGCGCCAATAATAGCGGCAGTAAAGGAACACTCGTATTCTTGGTCATACTGCTCCGGGGTCATCTGCGCCTTGGCAGCCTTCAGTTCTTCTTCCCTAACAATCTCTGTCTCGCTGGCCTTGCAAATCTTGTAAAACCAGTCTTCAGAACCTTCTTCAATCTGTGATTTAGCAGTCTCTAACAAGTCATAAAAATGGTTGTGACCGGCGGGCGTTCCAAGAAAACAAGCACTGCCCTGTCTGTCAGAAAGCGCAGGTCGGACAACTTCCCCCCACACCCTTGGATTTTGCATCCCAAATTCATCAAAAATACACTCGTCCAGGTAAATACCACGAAGGGCATCGGGGTTTTCAGCAGACAACAGCATTAACCTCCCCCCGTTGGGAAAGTCACACCGCAGTTCTGTCTCATTAAACTGAACGCCGGGAATTGGACTGGCATAATGCTTGACATAATCCCAAGCAATCCTCTTTGCCTGCGTAAAGGTAGGAGCAACAAACGCTGTGCGCGGTCTAGGCAGAGGACAAGTTAGACAGGTCTTTATTAGCTGGTTAACGGCCCAGACAGTCTTTCCAAAGCGTCTGTGCATCACAAGCACATTCCACCTTCTTAACTCCTTGTGCATGTCTTTCTGCAAAGGACGCGGCTTGTATGGGATTTTTACATCTACCACTAAATACCCCTTTTAGATTCCCCGCACACGCCTGTGACTACAGGGCTTGTATTAGGGTTCTGCATAACTAACTGCTTCATTACCCAATCTACCCTGCTCTGCGCAGCAACACGGCACTCAACCTTCGTCTGAAACTGGACTCCGCTTTCCATCCCAAAGCATCTATTAACAGGATTGCCATTAAGGTCAGCAGCTATACAAAATACAATAATCCATTCAAACATGCCGGTCTCCTATTCCTGCTGGTGGTAACTCTGCCAGATTTCTTTCTGCGTCTTCCCCACTTCACCAGCCTTCTGCTTGCTACGCCCCTTTATGTCCCGTGCGTCAATCTCCTCAACCAGAATATACCGGCATACCTTACCGCCATCCTTAAACTGAAAATGCAACATAAAAGGTGGTTCCTCATAGTGCCTGCCAAAGTTCTGCGGGTCAAAGTCAGCAATCGTCATCAATCAGTCTCCAACAGCTAAAATATTCCAATATTCCGCCCCCTAGGAAAGGAATAAAATAATATTCAACATTAGTCAGTCTCCCACAGAATACGAACAGTCCCGTCACTGACTTCAACGCCTGCCCGGTTCTTCTGGTCGCCAAAACGCTCTGGTATAATCTTCTGCACCCGCCAGCGCACATGATGCGCATAGTCCCGCAGTATGTTTGGGTCATACTTCTTGCGGCCATGCAACGCATCGCCGTAAAGCTCGTCAAGCTCCTCCAATGCCTTCTCCGCTGCCCGCGCTTGCGCGCCACGGATTGCGGACTCTAACTCCACATCAGTGTTCATGCGCTTGTATAAGCCAGCACGGGAAATGCCAACGGACTTGCAACAGTGAACGAGGCTATGCCCGTCTTGGAGCATCTCTATGATTTGGTTGGTTCGGTCTTTGGTTATTTTCATTGTGTGTCGCTAACAGTCTATTAACATACATAAACGCCGCACCGTGCTGTCGGGGGTGCCGGTCGCAAACAGACCCCCCGCCCGGTCTGCAAATTGATGACCGTTGCAAATCTGCCACAGTGTGACAAGTCTGCAACACTGCCCAGAAAGCTGGGCCTGTCTCTTTATATACATTGTCGCGCGGGGTTGTCTACTTTCTGTATGCATAAACATACAAAACCACACCACAACACCATAACACCATAACGCTACAACGCCTGGCACAACACCTGCCCAGAAAAAAACTTTCCTTGTTTTTCAATGCCTTTGCATTTTTTTTCACCTTTTCCCCATTTCCCCCTTGACTGGGTGAAAGGCTTGCCCCATATTCATAACACAGGGGCAATGATTTCCCCATAACACACACGGGAGCAAACAAAATGAACACATATATTGGAACAGTCGCCGGCCTTTCCTTTTACGAGTGCGGCAAGCACGGGGACGAGGCACCTTTGCTGGTCAAGTTTGGCGGGGAGGTGTTTTATTCAGAATTGTATGAAATGCCAAGCCAGCAGGAAGCGGAAGACTACAAGTTTTACTTGGCAAACCAAAAACAGATTAACGGCTAGACACACACGGAGGAACGGAACAATGACACAGGAAACAAACAAAACTGAACAGCTTGGCTTCTTGCTGATGTGGCACGCCGACTGGAAAATGGAATTGCAGAAGGAAAACCCAAACTTTGGCTTACTAAACTTTTATGCAGCCGAGGCCGAGGAAGCGGCGCGGCTGGCTGGATGCTATGAAGTCTTAAGCCCAGCCCTCAAAAAGTGTGCAGAAGACTACCGCAAACAATTTCGGGCAGCTTAGCGGCTGCCCACCATTGGAGGGACGGAACATGGATTTTTTACAGCTGCCTAATGACAACAGGCGGGGCCCTAATTGCGGCGTTACTGCAATAGCAGCCGCAACAGGCCAGCCATTCAATCGCGTCTGGAGCCTGTGCGCGGCCGGGGCAATGACATTCACCCGCCGCAAGCGGTTTAGAGGCGGAACAGTCCACCCGCAGCGGGTGCAGGTTTTGGAAAAGCTGGGCGCAGATTTTGACGAAATGCAATTTCCTAAAATGAACCTGCAAAAATTTGGCGACTATTTCGCAGATGAGGGCGTAACCTACATGGTAACGACAACCAGCCATGTTCAGCTGCTCCATAGGCGGGATGGTCAAATCTGGATTTTAGACCAGCAAGGCATAAAGC